CTGAAGAGTAAATCACCTTGCAGCACTCGGGTAGGTCGGAGCAGGGCTAGCTCACTCAGACAGTCGTGTAGCACCTCAGAGACACCCCCAGAACCATACGTTTCAGCGATCTGTGCGTGAGACTTCATCAGCTTTGGCACTTTGCTGAACGCGGACTTGGTAGCGACGAAGAATTTGCCATCTGCCGGGTCTGGTCCGAAGACCACACTTGGCGCGCCATCCCATTTGGTGGTCACGTGCAGGGCTTTCGAGACACCGCCACTGATGAGCATATGCCGAAATTGGCGCAACACCTCAATCGTATACTGCATGCCCGCAATTCCATCGTCAAGCATCAAATCTTCAAGATGTGTGAGATGCGTCAGCTTGCCGCTTTTACTCTCCTCTAGAAATTCGTTGAATGTGATCATAGCGGTCCTAGTTGCAGCGCCCGATAGATGTCTCGTTGTGTGTCCATAATACGATACCACCCTTGAATTTTTTTGCGCAATAATAGCATCGCCGGGTGTTTCGGTGTCTTTTCGAAGGCAACGGCAAATAGTGGATAACTGGCATTGATTAGTTCGTGCTGAAATTTCTTCATCTGGGCGAATGCCGCCCGATATCCCAATGTGGGAAACCAGACCACCATTTCTAATGCGACATCATGCGCATACGCTTCGACTTCATCGAAATCCCCAAGATACATCTGTAGGGCCCAAAGGTCTTCATCATTCGCCGTCGGTATAAATTTCTGCGAGAGAACGTCCTCGGAACGATGGTTGTTCTGGTGACGATGTGCCAATTCGTGCATAAGGTATGACCAGAAATAGAAGTGTCGACGCTGCCAGTCAGACGTATGAACCCCACAGCTATGCCCCTGTGGATGAACATGCCATTCAATATGTATATCGATTCGCCGGCGCGGCCGCGTCTTGAGGCGCGTCGGCCACCACTGGGCCGTTAGTTGCAAGCCGGTGGGATCTAGGGTTGTATCTTCCACCAACTCATTGTTTACCCTGAATGGTATCGTGACCTCATTCAGCCGCGACAGGAATGGCGCAATATACATGGACTGCCTTCCATATCGTTGCTGTGATATGGGGGTCAAGACGCTTTCCACGGCTTTACGCATTGACAATGCGTCGTCGGTAATTTTTTTATGGAGTGTAAGTAATTGCACGAACGGCGCCTCCCCATATATTTAGGAAGAACCCGTTTCATCCAGGCCGCCTGTGCGTAAGGGAGCGAGTGGTCGTCGTGGCATCCGAGAGGCGCCACTAAACATTGAACCGAATGGCGACTCCTGCGACGCTGAGTCGGCAGCCGTACCGAGCGAGATACCGTGGACTGCGGTTCCACTCGGATTATACAACATCATCCGCGAGGTATCGATGCCCAGCAGAAACTTCTCAAACGAATTGCGTTTGCCGTAACGGTTCTTCAGTGTGTACACTTGAATCTGATTGCTTCGCTCTAGTTCCTCCGTCGTGGTCAAGGCGATAATGAAGTCCGCAGTCTGTGCGATGGCGAAACTTTCGCTAATCTTATCCAGCCCGGGAGCGGACTGTCCGTGACCGGTACGATTGAACTGTGCCGCGGTGAAGATGGGGAGGTTGTGTTCAACCGCCAGGCCGCGCAACTCCTCCGCGATAGACTTGTTGTAGGTATAAGAGTTCACCGTGTTGCCCATCTTGACCCGTGCGGAAGAACAGATGGACAGATAGTCGATGAACAGAATGTCTGGCGTAAAGTTCTGCTTCCCCTTGAGTTCCTGTAGCAACGAACGGAAGTGCCCTGCGTGTGCGGCGCCTGTTGGATACTCCTTGATGATCAACTTCCCCGTGGAAGTCGCCCGCAGCCCCTCGATCTTTCTGGTGTACTGACTGTGCGAGAGTGCCACAACATCATCCATCGGCACGTTCATCATGTTCGCATCGATACGTTCCGCGATACGTTCTTCCGCCATCTCCAATGTGATGTAGAGGACGTTCTTACTCATTCGCAAACACGCTGCGGCCATATGGACGAGGAACAAGGACTTACCAACATTCGTTCCGGCAAGTACGCAGTTCAGCGTCTTTGTGGGAACACCACCCTTGGTCATGCCATTGAACACTTCAAGGTCAAATGGAATGCGCGCCTCCGCACAATGATAAAACTCATACCGCATTTCGGCATCACCAAAGAAATCGTGCCCCACATGCGTATCGAAACTGACCGCCAACGCATCTCGCAGCAAGTCTGGAATGCCGTGTGGTGTTTCCTTCGGATTGTCGAGCATCGCAACACTCTTCCGCAAAGCCACATACAACGCTCTATCCTGACAATACTTCTCAGCTTGTTCAATCAGATAGGCGTGTTGCGATGGCTCCATCGCATCCATCTGTTCGATCTCGTTAAGTGTCTCGGATGTTGCCTTGACCTCACGTTCCGACAACGTACGTATATCATCGAGCCCCAGGCGCAGTGCTGCGAATGACGGGACGGCGTGATACTTATCGTAAAACTCCCCAAAGAGCGCATAGATGGTCGCGCATGGTTGGGACTCGAAATATTCGTCTTTAAGATACGGGGCGATCTGTTCCGCTAACTCTGGCGTGGACATTACTTGCCGCAAAATTGTATGTTCCAACAGCACAGCCATCAATGAATGCCTTTCGTCTCCGATTTTAAGAGTGCGTCGAAATTCGTGGTCGAGATGAAATGCAACCACGCCAGAAGTATTTCAGAACAGTACGAATCAAACGCGGCGTCGGGGTCAAAGTCCGTCGGCCCTTCGTGTACCATCGTCTCGAATTGTGTCGGCACCATGCCGTTTTTCATACGCTCTTTCATGACCGTGAACTTCTTGAACGAAAACGTGACCCCTTTATACGGACCACTAATAATCTCCAATCCAAGAATCGAATCCCCCTTCGCGACGGGAATTAGGCGGGGCATAATATCATTTAGAACATTCTCTTCACTCATCATTAAGCTCCAATTCATCGTCTGTAATTGGCGCCCCTGTTGACCCATACAGGAAATGTTCTTTAATATAAACTTCCACACTGTCAAGAATATCTTTTGTGAAATACTTTTCGGGTTCGCGAAGAATCGCTTTCTCAAAGACCTTCGCACCATTAGGAAATTCATATCGCGTTGAGACTTTCTTCACGCAGCCCTGCTTAACTGCCAGCGCCAGCAATCCATAGTGACGGTCGAGCCCGCCATCGAAGAGAATGCGCGTTTCCACCACCGTCTCTTCTTTGGTCAGCCGCGACTTCATCATTCGCGCCTTGACGATGTTGCCGACGACCTCCTTGTCCGCAGCGCGGTCTTTCTTCTTAGACAAGAACACGATGATATCGGCTGCATACTTGGCACCCTGCCCTCCAGCCATCTCCTTCGTCGGAAAATATGAACCGATGACAGCATAAACGTGATTGGTAACAATCAACGGCACCTTAGCTTTGGCCAGCTTCAAACGCAGCACACGGAACGCGGCCTTGATCAATGTCGCCTTGGACATGTCGCGCACATTCTTATCGTTCGCCATGTCCTCCGTTTCCTTTTTTGATGGCAGTGCGGACAGACTATCCAATACCATCAGCAGTGGAAACCGTTTCTCCTCCGGCAACTGCACATATGCATCGAGTGTCTTGTAGGCGACATGCCGAAACTTTTCAATGCTGTCAGGTTCCGATTTCGCAATCCGTGTAATATCAATTCCCCGCGTGGTCAGCATCTCATTCGTAACGGCACTCTCGGTGTCGAAATAAAATACATGCCCGTCTTTATTGTCGGTCAAGAAACTCTTGACGATGCCCAAGGCAAAGAATGTTTTGCCTGTTGCGGGATCGCCAGCGAAGACGACCGCTTTGTTGTTGGGTATGCCACCGTAGAGACTGCCAGAGACCGCGGCGTTCAGAATGTAACTGCCCGTATCGATGTAGCCGGTGAATTCGGATGAGGACAACCCATCGCTGGCGACTGTTGTATCAGGGTCACCCAAGTCATGAATGAAGGTCTTGAAAAAACTTTTGGACATAGATATATTATACCATAGGAAGAAGGGACAAGCAATTTAGTTCTTAGCAACGTGTCTGGTACGGCGTTTGCCAGATTTCGGACGGACGGGGGTGAAGATTGTATCATCGAGATTACGATTCGCCAGCGTGTCCGTATCGGTGTCCGTGGGAAGAATCAGTTCGTCCGTCTCGGTGTCTGCCGACTCACTATCGTCGGTCGCCTCCGTGGCGTGCGCCGTGCCACTCTTGTAGGCGTGTTGCGCCGGGACGCCAATGCGCACACCCGTGGCGAGATCCTCAGTCGTAATACTCACGACAGGATTTTCATGGTCCTTCGACACACGCGGCGGTTCGACCTCTTCAGCGGGAAGTGTCTCGTCAACATCGGGCATATAGGGTATCATGCGTCCCTCGCCGTCCTCCTCATCATCCCCACCGCCCCAGCCATCACCCGTTGTTTCTGCCTGGACTTTCTCGATTGTCGTCTGTGCGGCCAGCAACAGCGCGATGGCCATCGGGTCGAACACAACCAATATCAACAGGATGAAGGCCGTTGCGACGGTGTCCATCGTGGACAAGTCTTCATTCCCATAATAGGCTTTCGCCACAAAAAGTAAGGGGCCCACATCGACACGCTGAATCTGCACTTCCTGTTCGACCTCGGCGAAGGCACGTTCTGCGGCCGAGAGTGCGGCCGACGAGACTTGTAGGTTCGTTTGGAGTTCCCGCTGGATAGCATTTTGCGAACGCAACACCTCCACCGCGCCGTTAGTGCCCGTTAAACGGGCGTAGGCAGTTAGCTCTGCAATCACATCGTTTGCGATATCTCCCTCGACGAAGGCCGCCAGTGCCGCATCGTCACGCTCATACTGCTGACGGGCTAGATCAGCATCGCGCTCGACAGCAGCATTACTACTCGCCAACAACGTCAGCGGCGCCTGCTGTTCCAGATACGCACGGGACAGGTATCCAAAGATGCCAATGTCCGTGATTAACATCAACAGCAGCACACCGGTCGTCAGATAGGC